CCCCGTCATAGAAGAGCGCTGATTTAGAGGAGCTACCCGAAAGCCAGGAGCGCTGAACCTACAGAGCCACCCGGTTCATACACGCGCCGACTCCACGGATCCCTCCGTTGCATGACAGCGCTTGCACCTCGCACCTTTTGCCACTATAGTGTGCGGCAGCCAGGCCCTGGACTCCTGAGCCCAGGGCCCCTGCATGCCTGCTGCCAGCACGTATCGCCGGTTGATGGAACGCCTGCCCATTCGCACCCCCGATCTGCGCATCGTGCCCCTGCAATTCAATGCCGCGCAGGAAGGCCTGTTCCAGGTCATCGCCCCCGCCCTCGAGGCCCACGAACCCATCCGGGTGATCATCCTGAAGCCACGGCGCACCGGCATGAGCACGTTTTGTGAGGCGTTACTCACGGCCTGTTGCGTGCTGAACCGGCATGTGCGCGCCAAAGTGGTGGCGCACGAGGCGATTGCTACCCAGAACATCTGGGAAATGAGCGAGCTGTTCGTCAACCAGTCGCCCCTCAAGGCGATTGGGGATGTAAAGGGCCACCGTATCAACTTCGGGACATCCCGGCTGGACCTGGCCACGGCCGGCTCCCCGAACGCCGCGCGTGGTTCTGATCTCACCGTCTGTCACCTCAGTGAAGTCTCGGCCTGGAAAGACCCGGAAGCCATGCTGGCGACCCTCCAGTGCCTGCCCCGTGAGTACAATCAGTTCTCGATTGCCCTGATCGAATCCACCGCCCGCGGCATGGTCGGGCAGGGCGAGCTCTTCCACCAGCACTGGCTGCGCGCCCAGGCCGGGAAAAGCCCGTTTACCCCATTTTTCTTCGGCTGGCTCCAATTCCCCCAGTATGCCGATCCGCCCTATGACCTGCCCCTCGAGCATCTGGACCAGGACGAGGAAGCCCTCTTTACCGAGATGGGCGCCAGCTGGGGACAACTCCGCTGGCGCCGGCGGATCATGGCCGCTGACTGCGAAGATGACCCCGAACTGTTCGCGCAGGAGTACCCGGCCACCTCGGAAGAGGCTTTCGTACAATCAGGACTACCGTTCTTCTCCAGGGCGCAGCTCCTGTGGCTGGACCAGCACATGGAAGAGGGCGTGGTGGGGCGGCTGGAGGAGAAGGGCGGGCGGGTGCGCTTCGTGGAGGATCGCCAGGGCTATCTGACGGTGTTCCGGCGGCCGCGGGACGGCCGGGAGTATGTGATCGGCGCCGATAGTTCCATGGGCATGGAGGCCAGCGCCACGGCCGGGAGTCATTCGCGCTCTGCAGCCGAGGTCCTCGACATGGCCACCCTGGAACAGGTGGCCGAGTACGACGCGTCCAGCGCCCCGCACATCTTTGCCCGGCACCTCGCCATGCTGGGGCGCTTCTACAAGGAGGCGCTGCTGTGCCCCGAAGTGCAGAGCAGCGGCGGTGGGGGTGGTCGCGAGTTGCTGGTGTACTTGCGCGAGTCCTATAACTATCACCACCTGCACATCTGGCGGCAGCCCGACCGTATCCGGCAGACCCAGGGGAATCTATACGGCTACGAGACGAATGCGCGCACGAGGCCCAGGATGGTGGCCCGGTTGCGCGAGCACATGATGGAGAAGAGCTGCGTGCTGCACTCGCACCAGCTCCTCACCCAGATCCGTAACTTTGGCGAGAACGACTCGGGCCGCCTCGAGGCCCTGGCCGGGCATGACGATCTTCTCTTCGCTCTCATGTTAGCCATGATGAGCCGGAGTGAGAATTACGTCGCCTTGCACCTGCCAGGTACGCAGAAGGATCCGGTGTACGGGGACATTTCCCTCAATCAACTGGGGCTGGCGAACTGGCCGGACGTCGATGACCTGTTCCAGAGGCACAAAGAAATCGTCGAGCTGGAGCGGCTGCGCACGCAAGCGGTTGATTTCTTGCGGGCTTGACAGGGGGAGCAGGGTGCAGGAGACTCAGACGAGGCGCGATGCGGTGACAGCCCCCCGAGTAGAATGAGCGCTGTTCCTCCAGAGACCCCCGGATACAAGGAGCGCCCCTCACCGCTGAGATGCCCGAGGGATGCCAGGCGCCGCCTAGGGTGAGCTCTCCGAGAATCGCAAGCGCCGTTCCTGCCGAGACCCCCGTGTTCAAGGAGCGCGTATGACGTGTTGGAATGGGCATATGCCCCACATGAATAATGACCAGATGCACCAGGCCGTGCATGCCTACTATGCGGCGTATGAACGGTCCTGGCGGCAGGCCTGGCAGTCGCCGGTGAATCCGCTGCGGGACGTAGGTGATGAGTCCCCCGAAAGGCAAGAGCCCCGGCGCACCACCTCCCTGCCCGAGGCGAAAGCCGGTGACAAGGTAGACGCGATCGATGTGGAGTATGTACAGGTGCACTGAACCCTATGAGCCTCCCGACGACAAGGAGCGTGTATGGCCACCATCATCTGTCCCTCCTGCCAGGAGCACCAGCGCGGCCGGGTGGTCATGCAGGTGCGGCAGGAGTTCCCCACCGCCTGGACCTTCGAGTGTCCCAGGTGTGGCAGTTACCGCAGCGTGGACAAGGCGAAAGTAGGAGGGACGTATGGCGCAGGAGATAGGCGTGATGATGGACGACGCAGCACCACCGGGCGTGGCTTTGGCGACGGTCCCCGGTACAAGCCCGTCACGTAGGCCGGGCTACCGCCTGGCCGCGATGTACGGGGACACCGAGGAGCAACAGCCCACCGATGAGACAGAGCCTGGACAGCTAGAGATCCCCGAAGAGGAAGAGGCCGAAGAGACCGAGACGCCCGTAGTAGGCGAGCCCGTGCAAGGCCAGCAGGCCATTGCCCGCGTCAAAGCCCTGCTCACAGAAGCCCTCCGCCTGGGTGTGCAGTACCACTTAATCGAGAAGCAACCGGACGGCGCTCTGCTGCTTGCCGGGCAGGTGCGGCAGTCCCGGCGCGACAGCTCCGACTGCACCTGCCAGCAGTGCTCCCCGCACAGCCAGCAACACTGGATCTGCGTCGTGTGCCACAGCGGCCCGCATGACTGGCTCATGGTCAAGCCGCAATATGAGCGCCAGGCACTCAAGGCGGGCGGTATCGAGGGCACGCGCCATGCCACCTGTAGCGCGCAGTGCGCTCGTGACTACCTCCAGGGCTTAGGCCGGCAGCCGTCTGGCGTGCCGCTGGCCCGGGGTATTGACCCGACGCTGGCGCTCCCAGGCTAGGGACTGAATAGGCTGAGCTCCCCGTGTTACAGGAGTGCCGTGACAGTGAAGGCCCCCGTTTGCAAGGAGCGCTGGAGCGAAAGAGACGCCCGAACAACATGAGCACTGTGGCAGCAGAGCCACCCGCGAAGATTGAGTCCCGAGGTTACAGAGACCCCCGAGCTGTACGAGATCTGAGGTATCGCGTGCGCGTGCGCGATACCTCTTTTTTTTGCGCGGCAATGCAGTTTTGTGATTGACGAGACAAAAGTGTTCCCCGCATAATCCTGCAAATTTTCCTTCCAGATAGTCCCTTGGGTATGTCGTGGCCCTGGAACAGCCGTGACGCACTGCCGCGAGGTCAGGCGTTACGTGGTCCAAAGGGTTCCAGATGCCAGGCAGCCCACACCCCTTCTGCACATACCAGGGCCTGCAGGACGCGCAACGTTGCGTGCACCGGCGTGGGCTGCCTGGCCATCCCTCTGCCGTCGTGGAGAGTGGCCATGGCTGAGAAAGTCACCATGCGCAAGCGTGGCTCCAAACCCGTATCCTTCTCGAAGGGCGGGCTCCATCGTAGTACGAACACGCCTGAAGGCGAACCCATCCCTGCATCGAAAGTCTCTGCGGCGGCCGCCGGAGAGTACGGGCCCAAGGCGAAGCGCCAGGCGAATATGGCCCGGGGCATGCTCGCCAAGGGACGGCGCACGGCGGCGAAGAACCGCAAGACGAGCCGGCGCTAATGGCCGAGACGAACGGGACCAATGGCGCGACGCTGATGGCCAACCCGCGTACGCGCGTGGTCCAAGCCCCCGGCGATCAGGTGATCTGCAACTGGGTCTCCGGCCTGCTCACCGATGCGAAAGCGGCCCGTGGCCGCATCCTCAAAGATACGGATTGGTCCGAGTGGCTCCAGACCTACTGGGGCACCTACTGGCCGGAGTCGCTGCCGAGCTACAAAGCCCCGATTAACGTCAATGAGACGAAGCTGCTGATCCTCAACGAACTCTCGGATCTCACCGACTCCTCCCCGCAGATCTACGTCTCCGGCGATCCCAAGACCGGCAAGCGCGACCAGCAGGTGGAAAAGGCCATGCAGGCCTACTGGCGCGCGTCCTTCCTCGACATGACCCTCCTCGATGCCTATGCCGATGCGGCCATCTGGCCGTGCGGGTTTCTCGAGGTGGTGTGGGAACCCTGGCGTATGCAGGGGCAGGGGGAAATCGTGGTGCGCGCTCGCCATCCCCAGTCCGTCTACCCAGACCCGCGCGCCACGTCCGATGAGGACTGGCGCTATGTGATCTGGGAAGACGTGATGGATGTGGTGGAGGTGCGGCAGAAGTGGCCGGACAAGGGCAAGTACGTGCAGCCCGATGCGGCGACCCATGGTTCGACGCAGCAGGGCACGCAGAGCGGGGATCCATTTGGCGTGTCACGGGGCGAGGGGCTGACGTCGCCGCTCTATCCCTACGGCGGGCCGGTGCCTTCCGGCGGGGCGGAAACCGGCGTGCGTGTCTATACCTGCTACACCCGCGATAACCGGCTCGAGAACAAGGTCGAAGAGTACGAGGACTTTGACGGCAAGAAGAAGATGCGCCAGGTCTCCCGCTACCAGTACCCCCAGGGCCGCCTCATTCAGTGCACCCAATCGACCGTGCTCTACGACGACATCAATCCCTACTGGGGCGAGTCCTTTCCGCTGATCCAGGTGAAGCTGCAACCCAGCGTGCACGGCTTCTGGCCGCGCCAGTCCCTCGTCTCCGAAGTGCAGGAGCTCCAGCGCGGCTCTGACAAGAACGAGTCGCTCGTCCTCGAGAATGCCCTGCGTATGAACAAAGGGATCTGGCTGGCGGATAGTACGAGTGGGATAAATCCCAAGACGTTTGCCGATGTGCCGGGGCAGGTGGTGCTCAAGCGCCAGGGGACCGACGTGCGGGCCCTCTACCCGCAGCCCATGCCGCCGGAGATGGTGACGCACGGCGAGCGCCTGCGGGCCAAGATGCGCGAGGTGCTGGGCTTCCAGCCCTCCCGCCAGGGGCAGCAGGGGCAGGGGAATGTCTCAGCTGAGCTCACCGAAACAGAGATTTCCCAGTCGATGGGTCTGACGCGTCTGCGCTCCCGCCTCCTCCTCAAGTCGGTGACGCGCCTCGTCCAGATGCTCTTTGCCCGGATGGCGCAGTTCTACACCGTGGAGCGCTTCCTGCCGTTTGTCGAGGATGAAGTGTGGAAGCCGATCACCTGGCAGCCGCTCCTCGACTGGCAGCGCTATGCCGTGCATGTGGACCCCAATTCGTTCCAGGTGCAGTCCAAAACGATGCTCAAACGCCTCTACCTGGCGCTGGCCAAGATGAACCGGGTCCCGAACGAGGACCTGCTCCGCATGCTGGAAATCCCCGGCTACAAAGAGATTGCCGAGCGCCAGCAGCAGGAGATGGCGCTGGCCGCGGCGGCGAAGGGCAAAGCCCCGGGAGGACGGCGCTAATGGCCGATCAACTCCAGACCACCGAGGGGCAGCTCTACGACCAGGTGTTTCCGTCCAGGGACCTGGCCTACTGGCTGGGGAAAGTGCTCCAGGCCCCGGTGCAGGACATCCCCACGCGTGAGGACCTGCTGCGGGAGCAAGGCCAGATTGGGCTGCCGACGGCGGACCAGGTGGCGCGGGGGAGTGGGCAGGAGGCACTCGATTACGTCACCACGTTTCTCGGGCCGCTGATGGCGCTCATGACCTCGCAGCAATACGCCCGGCAGAAGTCGGGGCGGCCAGCGCCGAGCTGGAAGGAGCAAGAGCCCTATAGCCGGGCCAATAGCCCGCTCGAACAGCTCGAGGAGTGGCAGCGGAGCAAGCCCTGGCAGACCCGGCCGCCCGAAGGCGAGAGCGCCTGGAAATACCGCGATCCCCCGACGATCGGGGGACCCACCGGCCGGGGCATGACGAAGGACGAGATCCTCGCCGCCATCGAGACGGAACGCTTCCAGGGCCTGCTCAAACAGATCCGGGACCTCGAGGGACAGGAAGCGGGGCAGCCGTCGTTGCGGCTGCCGCCGCGGGCCCCAGTCCGGGTGCGCGGCAGTGACGATGACCTCCTCGAGGCGGCGCTGGCTCAGCTCAAGCGCCAGGGGCGCCTGGAATTGCCGTCCCGCAGCCCCGAGGCCTTTCCCCTGCCGCCGCTGCCAGGAGACTAGCGATGTCTGATTTACCGACCTTGATCCAGGCGCTGCTGCAGACCGGCCTGCCCTCCGGCAGCTCGGTGACACTGCGCATTTGTATTGGCGACCGGGAGAGTGGCCCCGCGCACGGGGGCCAGCTCGATCCCATTAAGCACATGCTTGGTGGCCTGATGCCGCTTATCTGTCCGCAGGAGTACACGGATCAGGACGCGCTCACGCCCCACCCCACAGGGAGTCTACGTGATGAGCCAGGAGACGGGGATCAGCCAGATCAGTCACGAGGGCGAGGCCTTCAGAGTCCAGGGCGTCCACGAGGGGAAGAAAAGCGATTTCCGGGTAGCGAGCGCGGACGTCCAGGCCCTCGAGAAGAGCGGGGGGAAGGAGGCCGTGCTGGCGTTCTTCCGTCGGTCGCTCGCGGGCGCGACCGAGGATAAACGGTTTGAACCGTAAGGCGATTCACCAGGAAAGGAGGTGATGTCCATGCGACCACTTCCACGGCAGGAACGCCGGGTACGCACCCCGCGTGATACCGGCAAACGGCGCTACCGACGCTAACGAAGGAGTCAGTATGGCTGAACGCAGCAGCAGTGAGAAGGTCACGATGGCGAGTCCCCTGTACAGCGAAGGGGTGCACCACGCCGAAGTCACCACGCCTATGAGCGGTGGTGGCACGCCCGACCCCCTGGGCTACCTGGGGCAGTCGAGCTACGCCACGATCAAGAGCATGGGTTCGGGTGATGATGTCAACGACTGGAAAGACACCTCCATCGGTGACGATGGGGATGGTGTGTAGGAGGCTTCTATGGCCACCATGCCCCGGCCGCCGATGCCGATGCCCGGAGGGCCCCCAGGGCCGCCGGGTCCAGGCGGCATGCCGGGTGGACCGCCAGGCGCCCCGCCGGGTGGCCCTGGCCCGATGGGCGGCCCGCTCATGCAGCAGGCCCTCCAGAGTCTGGCAGGCGGCGTCCCGGGTGGCGATCCCGCCAACGCGCTGCGCAGCCTGCAGGCGACCCCCTCGCCCGATAACGTCGAGGTGGCGATCCGGCGCGCCCAGGATACCGTGGGCTACGCCATGAGTCAGATCCACCAGCGCTCGCCCGAAGTGGCGAAAGAGCTGGCGAGTGCCCTGATGAACCTCAAGCAGGCAGCGCAGAAGCTCGAGATGCTGCCGCGTGCGCAGGCGCCTGGCCCGCCAGCCGGGCTGCCGATGGGTGGCGCCATGATGGGCGGGCCCCCTCCAGGGCCCGCCCCAGGGCCGCCCGAGTTGTAGACGGACAAACCCCATTGCCGCGGTGAGCGGGAGTCCCGGCCAAGGATTGCCCCGCTCGCACCGCAGGTGGAGTGTACCAGATGGCCGATGTGAGTTGGAACAACGTGCTCCGGAATCGTGACGCCTATCCCGACGAGATGGTGGTCGAGATGAACGGCGCGTCGATCGCCCTGGGCGAGTTGCGTAATGTTGTCGTCCCGAAAGAAGACATGACCCGTTTGACCCAGGGCTGGAGCCAGCGGGACCGCGAGAACCAGGCCCGGATCGACCAGTTGCAAGCCCAGCTTGCCGAACGCTTGTCGGCCGCCAATGACCAGGCCGCCAACACCTACGAGAGTAGTTCGCCGTTTCCGACGAATGGCACTCCGTTGGTGGATTACGAGCGCGATCCCATTCTCGGCCCCATTTTTCAGGCGTCCAAAATGTCCCTGGAGCGTCAGGCCCGTACCGAAGCGAACCTTGAGCGTGTCGAGAAAATGCTCCAGGGCATTGGCTCCCAGCTCGGGCAGTGGCCGGTGATGATGGCCCTCGATCAAATTAAACGGAACGATCCCTACGGGGTGGACCCCCAGGAGCTGGTGCAGCACGCGCTCGCCCAGCGCCAGGGACCCCCGGATCTCAATAGCGCCTATACCCTGCTCACCCGCGAGAAACGCGAGGCTGCGATTCGGGAGGAAGCCGAGAAGGCCGCCTACGCCAAGGCCAAGCAGGAGCTCGCCCGTGGGCAGGTGCCCTTTCAACCGTTCGGGCCGCCGCAGAGCATGGCGACCCCCGAACCCACCTATGCCTCCCTGGACGAAGCGGAGCAGGCCGCGGTCATGGACCCGGAGATGCTGGCGATTCTGATGGGCCAGGCGTAGGGCTTGCCCCGGACCTGATCCGGGGACAGGAGTACAGCGATGGCAGAAATCGGCTCCGCGCTCAGCCAACCGCCGATCACCCTGATCAACACGGCCGGGGCGCTGACACAGAAGCATTTTCAAAAAACCCTGGTAGACGCGGTGTTCAAGCCGAGTCCCCTGTTCTGGCGCATGACCCGGCTGGGCCGGAAGTTTACGGGTGGCAGTCTTGTCTGGCCACTTATAAACCAGGAGGAATTGACCGGTGGCGCCTACTGGGGCGCACAGTTACTTAGTACTGATGTGACTGACTCTATTCAGCCTGCTGAGCTTCAATGGAAAGCCTACCAGCAGCTGATCGCCATCCCTGTACTCGACGCCGTGCTTAATCAAGGCATGCAGGCGGTGGCCAACCTGGTCCGGTCCAAAGAGGAAGTGGCGTTCGCGTCTCTCCTCCAGAAACTGAACCGGGCCATGCAGCGCATTAGTCCACAAAATACCGCGATTGATCTGGATGGGGTGCCGATCGCGCTGGCCGATACCGGGACGTATGCCGGGGTGCCGATTCAGTCGAACGCGGTGACGGGGTTTGTGTGGCGCTGTAACGGTGGCAACGGGGTGACCGTCGCCCCGGTCGGCGGGATTACCCTGGCCAATCTCCAGACGGAGTACGGCCGGGCGACCTACGGCAACGAGGAGCCGACGCTGATTGCGACGACGCAGAACGGGTACAACACGTACTGGGGCCTCTTGACCAATAACCAGCGGTTTATTGAGGACGAGGAAACCACCCGGGGCGGCTTCCGTAACTTGATGTTCAACCGCGCCGTCGTGCTGCATGACCAGTTCGTGCCCACGGGTGAGGCCCAGATGTACACCGAGAAGTACGTGCGGCCGGTGTTTCATCCCTTCGATCATTTTCGCATCGACCCGTTCATTCAGCCGACGAACCAGCGGGTAATCGTCTCACATGTTTGGTTAACTATGAACATCCAGTTTCTCAGCTTGCGGCAGCATGCGCGCATTACCGGGCTCACGAACGCCTAACGGAGGTGGGGTATGGCACAGACGATGGGCCAGGTGGTCCGCAACTATTCGCCGGAGTTTGAGCGCCAGCCCGTGGGGGGTGCCAACACCGGCGCTGCCCTGGTTGGCGGCCAGTTCGAGTTTGCCGATCTCACAACGTCCTCGGGGGCGGCCCAGGGCGGCAACGGGGACTTCGGCAGTGCGGG